GAAATATTTAAAACCTAATATTAGCAATATTGCTTTAGCATTTTTAGGTATTATTATAACATTATTTTTACCATATTGGCCGTATATTTTATCAAGAAGCACGTTTATTATATTTGCTATAATAATTTATATTTTCCTATTTTTATTAAATAAATCATAAATCATAAATCATAAATCATAAATCTATTTATTCTTGTATATTATTATTTTCTTCATTATAAATATTTAATGTACGCGCACTCGCATCATTAGAATCAATAAAACGCGGCATCCAATAATATGGAATTAAATTATCACATCCTTGATAATGTTTATTATAGATATACTTATAGTAAGCTTGTTCATAAGTAATAGGTTTAGTATTTGAAAAATTCATATGTTTATAACTTTTTATAATATTATCTAAATCATTATGCAATTCTTTATTAGTTTGTATTTTTTCTTTAATAATTTCAAACCACGAACGTTTTAAAGAACTTACTCCATCACTAAATGCTTCTTTAGTTCTCCATAAAATTTTTTCTGGTACTAAACCAGGCATTAATTCACTAAAAGATTTTCTAATTAAATATTTTTCACAATTATTTATAGTAGTATTATAACGTAAATTTTTATCTATAGACAAATAAAATTCAACAAATTGTTTATCTAAAAATGGTGTTCGTGGTTCAAGACCATTTGAAGAAATAGACCTGTCACTACGTAATACATCGTAATTATAAATATCATTTAATAAACGTTTACATTCAAAATCAAAATCTTGAGCACACAGACATTTTTTAAAATACAAATAACCACCCATTAATTCATCTGCACCATCACCGTTAAATATTACTTTACAATCACTATTTTCTTTAATATATTTTGCAACCAAATAATTACCAACACTTGCTCTAACTGTAGTAGTGTCAAATGATTCTATTTTTTCTATTACTTCAGGTATAGCATTAAAAAAATCTTGTTCAGAAACAACAATTTCATGATGATTACTATTTATATGTTGTGCTACTATTTTAGCATATTTTAAATCTTCTGAACCTTCTAATCCAATACTAAACGTATTTAATTTAATTTCTTTAGCATTAGAATTGGTATTATTCGCATTTTTAATAAATCTATTTACAATACAAGCAACTAAACTGCTATCTAAACCACCTGAAAGAAGACAAGCAATTGGTCTCTGTGTTGTTCCTAGCGTGCGTTTTTTAACACATTCCATAAATTTATTTACAATAAGATGATTAATATCAGTTATGCTACTATTAATTGAATCTAAATTATTAAAGCACGGAAATGAAATGTATTTGGAATAATCCATAATAAGTTTATTATTTAACTCGGATATCATCATATAATGCCCTGGTATAAAATTACAAATATTATTTTTTCTAGATGGAAAACTATATAAACTTTTTATTTCACTTGCAAAACCAATAGTATTATTTTCTATATAATAATATAATGGACGCACACCATATGGATCTCGTCCTACAAAAAGCAAATTTTTTTGTATATCATATAAAATAAAAGCAAATACACCATCTAATAGTTGAATACTATATTCCATTCCATATAGTTTATATAAATGCAAAATAATTTCGCAATCAGAATCAGTTTCAAGAGCTATATTATTATCAATCGCTAATTGTGCAAAGTTATAAATTTCACCATTACATATTAATACGCAATTGTTAATTTCAAATGGTTGATTAGATTTAGTATTTAATCCATTGATGGCTAATCTATGAAAACCAAAAATTATATTTTTATGATTTTTTAAAACAGAAAATTCAGGACCACGTGGTTTTCCTTTATTGAAATTATTTTCAATAATATTATTATTACTATTATTATTTATTAATGCAAATATCCCGCACATACTTAATATATTATCAAATAATATTTTTAAATATATTTTTAATTATTTTTAAATATATTTTATTTTTTGATAAAAATAAAATATTATATTATTATATTATTTTATTATATAATATGAATTATAATGTTACTTTGCAAAACTTCAAAAAAAATGATAACATAAATCATGAAATATATTCACGCCAATTTCCTTCTCAACAATTAAATATGAATTTTTCACCACGTTCAGTATCTACCAAATATAGCACATTACCTATTTTAGACCATAGAAAAGAAACTAGTGTACCAATGAATAATTACCCAATATATGATAGTAATTCTACATTTTTTCCAGGAACTTCTAAGCCACATTTTTGTGGTTTTGCAAAAAATGTAGATTTAGAATCAAGTTTAAGAAGCCAATTTTTTGCATTACAAAAAGGCGACCAAGCAAAATATATACCATCATCAGGTAGTAATTTATATGAACATCCAATAGATTTTGTTAATACTAATCAAGATTTAAATAATCATTTATTATTTCAAACACCTAGTTTTAATGATTTTAATCCGAATTTGTCAAATAATATTGGAAATGAAATATTTTTAAATTCTACAAAAGTTCAACTCAAAAATTTATAATTAATTAATTAATAATTAGTTAATAATTAAATAATTAAATAAAAAATTAATATATACTTATAATCGTGTATATATTAATATGGAAATCAATAAAACAAAAGATGCTGATTTAATGCTGTTAGGAAATAAAGAATTATATAATAAATTAGTCAATAAAAATGAAAAATCAATTATATTTAAAAATGACTTTATAAAATATAAAAAAGAAATAAAAACAAAGATAAATGAATTATTTACTTTTTATAGTGATCCAAGTAATAATTGTTTATTTATAGATAATAATAATGAAGATTATAAATATTTAACTTCATTTAATTCATTTATTAATCATTATGTAGAAAACATTAAAACAAATAATTTTAAAAAAGAAATTCAAAATGAATTAAGCATATATGACAATAAAATAACCAATAATTTTCAAGATAATTCTTTTAATAATGACTTTAGTAATATAAATATAAATGTTAACAAACATCTTTTTAATAAACCACAAAATAAAAACAATACTTTAGATGAGTTTATTGAGAAAAAAAATATTAATATAAAACCAAAAATATTACCCAAAAAAAGATACCAAAAATAAAAAATATATTTATATATTAAAATATTAATATATTTCAATATGGTAAAGCCAACCAATAAAAATAAAAGAAAAAATAAACATCATAATAAAAATAAGACAGCAAAATTTAAAAAATTAAATTGCGCACCAAATAGAGCTAAAGAAATAAATGGTGAATTACAGAAATTGTCTTGTTACAACAATAGTGAATTATTTAATTTTAAAAAAATATGGAATTCTAAAAATCCCAATAATTTAATAAAAACTAATAATCCTAAACAAATTTGGTTATTTTTCAAAACTAATTTAAATTCAAAATGTTATAATGAACTATGCTGGATTAAAGATAATCATATTGGAAATATAAATAAAGACCATATTATAAAAAATGTATTTAGACCATTTTCCCCTAGTACTTGGAAAGCAAAACCATATGAATGGTTATCAAGTGTTGATATTTTAAAAGTAATGGAACAATATCAAAGAACAAATAAAAATTTTGTTTTTATTGGACCGACTCCAATAGATTTTGATAATAAAGATTTATTTGGTACTTGTATATATGAGCAATTATGTAAATTTGATATTAATAAATATTATAATGTGAAACCAAGAAAAGATAAAATAGGTATTATTTTTAATACAGACCCACACGACCGACCGGGTGAACATTGGATAGCATTATTTGTAGATTTAAAGAAACAGTTTGTATTTTATTTTGATAGTAATGGTGAAAAAATTAAAAAACAAGTAGATATATTAAAAAATAGAATAATAGAACAAGGCAATAAAATAAATTTAAATTTAAAATATTACGACAATAAAGGTTTAGTCCATCAAAAACGCGATGGACAATGTGGTATGTATACATTATATTTTATTGCTGAACTTTTACAGGAAAATAAAGAACCTGAATTTTTTAAAGATCAAAGAGTTCCAGATGAATTAATGAGAGATTATAGAATAAAATATTATAATAGCGAATAAAAATATAAAAACTTAAAAACTTAAAAACTTAAAAACTTAAAAACTTAAAAACTTAAAAACTTAAAAACTTAAAAACTTAAAAACTTAAAAACTTAAAAA